TCGATGACGTCGCTATCGATTCTCCACTTGCCTCTAAAACCGACCTCGTCAGTGTCGAAGTATCTGGAGTCGTCTCGTTCGATGACGAGGTTTCCGACCATGCGGATGTAGAACGCCGACCAGTCACCGAAGGCTGCGACGACAGCATTGGATGCCATCGAAGCGACGTTCGGGTCGGTGAACACGGGGTAGCCGAGGAGGCCGCCCGGTTCTGCACCTTGCACACCCGGCGCCGCTGCGTTCGATGCGTCCCAGATGAACCCGCCGGACGTGCCGCCTGCGCCGTCACGGATCTTGCGGATCTGGCCGACGGTCAACCGGTTCATCAGCCAAGCCACCGAGTTGCTCGACGCGTACGCGGCGTTGATCGAATAGTTGAGGTCGATCAACTTCTCGAACGTGATCCCGGTGGCGAGCGTGCCGCCAGTAGCGACCGTGCCCGCACCCGTGATGGCTCCCATGGCGCCCTGCGGTTTGCCGGAACCGGAACCGACCGCGAGGTCAGTCGCGATGACCTGACCGACGGCACGGCCGATGTTCTTCCCGATGAAGTCGACGAAATCGAACGACGTGTCGGTGATGACCTCGGTTGCGACGCGGACCAGTTCCGCGTACTTGTACGCGTCGAGGGTCATCGCCAGGAACGTCGGGTCGGTACCGGCCAACGTGGTGCCCTGGCCGGAGACCTGGGTGGCGATGCCGTGTGCGTTGACACGCGGGAACTTCATCTGCTCACCGCTCGAAGTGGTGAACTGGGTGGTCGGCATGTTCATCAACGCCACTGGGGCGGTGACGAACTGGTAGAGCTGCCGGGCCATCGTGGTCGGAACACCCGACGCCATCGAACCGGTATCCCACGCGATGGCACGGACCTCGTCCGGGGTCGCGCCGGCGGCGATCGCACGACGTTCACGCGCGACCGCTTCGAGGTTGATCGAGATGCCCTTGCGGAGCTTCCCGTCCTCGTCGCGGTACGTGAGGTCCGACTCGCCGGAAGCCCACGAACGGAGCTCGGACTCGGCCTGCTTCTCGCGTGCAGCCCAACCGGCGGCACCGAACTCGCGGCCCATCGCCTCGTTCGTCACAGCGGTTTCCTGCTCGAACTTCTCGCGGGTCATCGTGACCCGCATCTCGGCCTCGAGCTCGTCGAGCCGCACGTTGTAGCGGTTCCACTGCTCGTTCTCTTCGCCGGTCATGTCGCGCTTCTCGTCGTTGATCGACTGAAGCCAACGCTTCGATTCTTCCCAGACACGCTTCCGCATGTCGGCCAGAAGGTTTACGTGTTCTTGTGCGCTCACTGGATTGTCCTTTCGCCTCGCGGCAAAGCACCCCTGTTGGGGTGGGGGGATGGTTTGTTTGCTGCGAAGTGGTCTCGGTCGCGGCCCGTGGGGCGTGGCGGTGGGACCGGCTTCAGGTCAGGACGGGTTCGCGTTTGTCCTGATATTGCGCGAGCAGGTCGGTGTACCGGCCGGCTCGTACCTCGTCGACGCGTTCGACGGGGAGAAGGGTTTCGAGATGTGCGATCGCGCGGCGGACCTCGTCCGGGTCGTCGCAGTCGATCTCGGCGAGGATGTCAGCGAGCGCCCGCACAGCGGCGGTGGTCGTCGGAGACGCGCCACGCCACACGAGGGACGCTTCGGTCAGGTTCACTTCGTTGATCGTGCGGACCGTGTAGTCCTCGTTCCACGCCTGCGCGCCCTTCGGGACGGAGAACCCGATCGACATTTGGCGCATCAACCCGTCAGCGACCGCTATGCGTGCGTCGTGGACGTCGTGTCGTTGAGCGTTCAACGACGCCGACACCCGAAGATGCGGGTCGGCGGACAGCGTCAAGTTCCCCGCGGACCTCGTGGCGAGCGGGAGAGCGTTCATGTTGTGCGACACGAACAACGCCATGTCGGACTTCCCGGCGAGGGTCTTGTCGAACGCGCCGCGGGTGATCGTCTCCGTGAACTCGCCGAACATGTCCCGTACCTGATACGGGGTGTCGACGACCGACGCGACACCTTCGAACGTGACGGTCGAATCGTCCGCCGAGCGGACCTCGAGCGCCGAGGTCCAGTCACGGATTTCGTGGCCTGCGATGTCGCCGCGTGAACGGATATCCATAGTCATGCTCCTGTGCCGACCTGTTGTGTCGGTGCGTTCGTGGCGGCGACGGTGATCGGCGTCAAGCCGGTGTGTTTGATGCTGGGTAGCCCCAGAGCGGCGAGCGACGCCTCAGGGTCGAACCCGGCTCGGATCAGCGCTCCGACGGCGTCGAACTGTTCGGCGAGAGTCGGAGGCGGTTCGGCCTTGGTAGGTAGCGGTGGCAAGTCCTCGAGCTTCCGCATCTCGTCCGCTGTCAGCAGGCCAATGTCGTCAGCGATCTTGTACGACGCATACCGGGTAGCGATGTCGCCGCGCTTCAACGCGTCGACGTTGAACTTCACATATCGGGGCTGCGGGAGCCGTTCCGACAAGGCGTTCTCTAGGCGGACGATCCACGGGAGGAACGTCACCTCGACCTTGCGGACCGTGCGATCCAAAGCGTTCTGGTACGTCAACGTCGTACCGTCGAGTGGGATACCGAGCTCGGTCGGGTCCACGAGGAAGATCCGGCCGGCTATCACCGAATCGTTGAACTTGCGGGTCTCCAAGAACTGGGCTTGTTCGGCGGTGACCGACGTCGGTTTCCACTGCGCGCCGCCCTCGAGGACACCGGGGAGGTGCGCCTTCGCTTTCCCCGAGTGGCGGCGAGCGAAACTGTTCGCCATGTTCTTCGCCTGGTCAGGCTGAAGCTGGCCGGGGACTTCGATCACACCCGACATCGACAGGCCTTGCCCGAAGAACCGTGCGGCGAACTCCTCCGCAGCGAGCCCCGTGCCGATCGTCTGCCGGGCCGCTTCGAGAGGCGACATGCCGACATCGGAACCGGGCCACATCGGCCCAGGGATGTGCATCATGTCGTGCCACGTGTACTGCTTCGAGCCGACGTAGAACCGTTTCATGCCGCCCTCGCGGCGGACAGTGACCTGCTCAGGGTCCACTGGTCGCAAACCGACGATCGCCCCGTCCGCGCGGATGATCTCGGCGTACGCGTTCCCTGAGATCAACAACGACGTGACCATCTGTGTGATCCACGACGACATCGACAGCTCGGCGAGCGGGTACTGCAACCAGCGCGGCTTCGTCACCTCAAGCGGCGAGCCGTCCTGTTCGCGGAGCACGTCAACGGGGAGCGTCGAGATCCCGTCGCAGATGAACTTGACGCAACCCCACACGGTCGCCAACTGCAACGCCGACGTGTTGCTCACCTTCGCCCCGGACCACGACGACTGATAGTTATCCCCAGCCCATTCGCCGAGCGGGAACTGTGCCGACGAGATCGCACGTTCCTCGCGTCCCTCGAGCAGGGACCGCAAGACACTCATCGGGCGTCCAGGTCATACGACTTCAACGCCGCGCACACCGCGCCAGCGCCGAGCGCCGCTCCGAGCCCCCACTGCACCGCGCACGCCGCGATGAACAAGCCGGCGGCTGCGACTTCGAACAGGAAAACGGACCGGAGGAACCCGGCTATCGAGAGGAACGCGCGAACCATCACCACTCCTCATCGTCCAGGTAACCATCGAGCGTCCGAAACGCTGGCGTAGCGGTCGGTGCGCCTTGCGCGAGATACGCGGCGTCTGTGACCGCTACGAGGGCTGTGACGTCGCCGGTGCGGCGATCCCACACGAACCCGTCACCCGACGCCTTACGTGCCGCTACAGCCACCGCAGCATCCAAGTCCGGGTGGCGGGCCACGACGACCTTGCGTTCCACGACGGCGTCGTAGAACCACCCGCACCCCGAACGTGCCTCAGCAAGCGGCACGGGATGCACAGTGACGCCGGCCTGCTCGAGCGCCAGGATGAGCCCGCCCTCGTGCGAGGACACGGCAACCCGCGCGCCCAACGGCTTCGCGACCCGCACCATTTCATCGACGACCCAGCCGACACCCGGCCGGCGGCCACGGTTCGACGAATCAACGACGAGGCCGCACGTACCACCCGCCGAGCCCCACCCGACAGACGACGCGCTGCGCTCCGCGTTCACCGCCACGGCGAACACCAAACCGTGCTCCGGTTTCGGGACCTTCGCCCCGACGGTCTCCCACACACCCGCAGCGAAAACCCGTTCCGCTTCGTCCGCCGTGTCACGATCCCACACACACAGAATCTCCCGGGCGAACAGTTCCGGGCCGAGCTCGGAGAACATCGCCTCGACCGCTTCCTCGGTCACCCACCGGCCCAAACCGGGGATGCACCGATACCACACGTCCCGGTCAGTGACATCCGGGCGGGCCGACACGATGCGGCCATCCGCGACCGTCAACGATTCGCCTGTCATCTCGGTGTACGCGAGCCGTCCGCCGGTGCCGAGGATCGCCTGGCGTCGGATCTCCCACGCCACCTTCGACGTCGCCATACCACCCGAGCCGGCGTACCACGTCTGTGCGTTCGGGTTCGCCATCTTCGCCGGACCCGACGCAGCGACATGCTCGAGCGCCAAGTGCTGCGCCT